CTCCATGACCCATGTCGGCGGCAGCGTCGGCGTGTTGGGCGCCTTCACCGGGTCGCCCACGTCGTCCAGCACCATCACCAGCACGTACTCGCAATTGGCCGCACTGGCGGACGGCTTGCCGTCGGTGAAGCGGTCGATGATGAAGGATGCCGTGTTGCCGTACCAAGCCTCGCCGTCGCGGCGGGTATGGGTCGGCAAGAACGCAGGCCACGTGCACTTGATGGCGCCGTCGGCGTGGAATTGCAGCTCGCCGCCCTTCAACTGCGGCTTCTGGCGGACGATCAGCGCCGTCTCGCCCTGCGGCGCGAGTTTTGTGTAATAATCGAGGAATTCCAATTGCTTCTCCTGTAGTTGGTAAAGCCGCCCTGCCAGGCGGCTTTTTTATTTGATGGCAGAAAGTAGACGCCTTTCCGCAGCTTGCCTAGCGGCCACCGCAGACGGCATATCGTCAAACAGCCCTAAATTGAAATTTTTGTAGCCTACTTTGATGCGCGCGTTCCACTTCTTGCGATCCGCGCGCCATGTGACGCCTGCAACGCCACTCTTTGAATTCACCCGCGTTGCGACATTGTGCATATTTACAGATTGATCCGCGATACGCAAGTTGCACATGCGGTTATCCGACTTATCCCGATTAATATGGTCAAGTCCTTTGCTAGGCCATTCGCCATGAACATATAGCCACGCAAGCCTATGCGCTTTGTAAAGTACTGTGTCTAGTCGAACGACAATGTAGCCGTAATGATCCACCGCCCCTGCAACAGCGCCAAGCGGCGCGCGAGGATGGCTAACTTTCCACGTAAACACGCCGGTTTCAGGCGCATAATGCAATAACTCTTTCAACCGTTTTTGCGTAATCATCGCGCCCTCCGTAAAGTTACTTGCCGTATCGTAGCATTACACTACCTTCAGCGGCAAGCGGCAATCCTTCTGCCCATGCGGGTGCAGTTGTCATTATTTTGTGCATCCGCGCGCTAACGCGTTCAGCATCTTCTGTAGGGCATTCAACAACCGCTTCGTCATGTACGTGAACGCAGGCCCCGATGCCGTCACATTCAAGCTGCCGTAACGTATGCCGTAATAGATCATGAGCTATAGCCTGCGTAATGTTTTCGCATGCTAAACCGCGCCACAACCGCGCGCGCGGCCATTCTTTAGAATCGGCGGCGGGTTTCCATGCGGCTTTCAAATAAGTGATTTCGTCGCTTTCAAACCGCGCAAAGGGATAGCAAAGAACGCGGCCAGATGGCAGGGCATACCAAAGATGTTGCGTATCGTATAAATATGTGACTCGACCAGCCTGTACTTCTCGGCCAGGATTGCGCATGGCACGACGATAGGCATTTTCAAGCGCCGTCCAATACTTAACGGCCCACGGATTCGCGCGCCGCCATGCGTCGACAATGCGTCGTGAATCAGACTCTTGCATGATGATGCCGTAATTGCGGCCCATCGCGGAAAATGCGCCTACTGACCCGCCAAAACCCAACGATAAAATGGCGACTTTACCTATTTGGCGCTGATCTTTGGTTACGTCTTCTTCTTTAACTCGGTAAACACCGGCTGCTTCCCGTTTATAAATATCTCGCCCCTGCCGAAAAACTTCCAACACAGATTCGGCAACAGGGTCATCGGCGGCCCAAGGTGTAACGCGGGCTTCAATCGCCGACCAATCATAACCAACAAGCACATTTCCGGGCGCGGGTATTAATGAGGGCCGGAGCATTCCCCGCAAAACATCTGTAATCCGACTACCATATCTTGGTACGACAGGGTGCCCGCGCACCATAGCGTGCCGGATAGCTTCGGGATCGGTTGCGCATTTTCGGGACATATTGTGTAATTGCGCCCCATAGCTTGAAGCACGTCCGGTGGCAGCTCCGCCTGCGAATACGAAAGCACCTCGTACTCGTTGATCGTCCTCGTCTGCCAAGCCAACAAGGCGGCTGAACTTCGCAACCGACGACGCCCAGAGGTCATCCGCGCATTGAATGACGTCCGCAACATGGGCCGGAATCTCATCTGGGTTTTCCTCCGCAAAAAGCAGCAAGTTGGCGCGTACGGTCTTGTCGATACTGTACTTCTTTTCGCCGTCCTTGTACGTTTCCATCAGCTTCAATGCCTGCGGTCCGACCCGGTCCATCACCCATTGGCGCATCTTGGGGCTGCGCACCGACGTGATGGCACCCTCAGTCAGCTCGGCCACCAGCGTCTGAATCTCATCCGTCTCAACCGATGCGTACTGGATGGCGGCCTCGGCTAACGGCTTGTCCAGCAGCACGCCGCGATCGTTAATGCGCTCGTTGACGTGATAGTCAGCCAGCTCTTCCGCCGACAGGTCGCGCATGGCCTTGCTGACAGCTCGCATGGCGCGCACATCCTGCTCGCAATATGCCACCATCTCAGCCATCAAGGCCGGGTCATCATTGAACGTACCATCTGCTCGCGGTATTGATAGAAGCCGAATAAGCTGGGAACCACGATGGTCTTTCCGCATATGGCTGCTAAGCGCTCGGCCGACGTCTTCAAGGCTTCCAGGCAGGCAGTTTGCTCTGGACTGAGCAGCGGTGCAGTAGAACTGCTCCAGCTTGAAGTTGCACTGTAGGACGTACCAAAAGATGAGCCGCTCGAAGGCAGCGTTATGCGCCCTGATCTGTCCGGTGTGATTGCGGACGTGTATAGGAAACGGGTTTTTTTCGACATGTCCATCGGGATGTGTATAGAAAGGCGTCCAAGTTTGAACGTCTTCATCGTCAAAGGCGTACGACATACAAAGTACGTCGGTACTGGCGTCTTGTGCATAATTGTAGACCCCTTTTGATGTGAGATCGCAGCGACTGCGCGTCTCGAAGTCAATCCAGAGAATCATCCCCATTGCGATGCCATCGCATTGGCGATGCCCTTATACGTTTCACTGCGGATTTTCCAGCGATCAGCAGACGGCGTCAATTTGTTCTGGCCACTGTCAGTCTGATTGCCCCAACGTTTTTTGCCGTTCACAATGCGCGGCTCGATCATTTGCGTCAGCGTCAATGGCGGCAGGTTCTTTAGCCACAGGCAGGTCTTCTTACTCGCGTCATGACCGAACTGGTACGGCGTGATGATCTGATCGGGCTTCCTGATACGCGAGCTGATGACACTGATCGGATTTTCGATAGCAATGCGTTCAATCGGCGCGGCCATCAGCAGGCGCACAAAATCCAACGCGTCTTCGGTTAGCTTAGGGTCGCGTAGCCCCCGCGTCGTCCAGTGCATGCCGGACACGGATAGATAGGTGCATGGTGGGTGGGCGATCATCAAATCCCAGCCATCGTTAAAAATGTCACGGACGTCGCCCTGATAGTGTGGGCCGGGCGCATCAGTGGGCAGTATGTCGCAGCTAATGGCGTCATGGCCGCGTGCCAAGAAGGCGTCGCGAACACGGCCTGAGTACTCGCAGGCGATTAGTATCTTCATGATGGTAGGTGGGCCCTACTCGCAACAGCAGCTTTCGGGCCCGTGCTACTTAGCCGCGACGACGACGTGCCGGCGCTGCTTCTTCCGGCGCTGCTTCGGCAGGAGCTGCCTCGGCGGCATCGCTTTCGCCGTCCATCGACACCCACTCGACGATCTCAAAGACCGGCGTGTAGATGCGACCATACGACTTGTGCATGTAGTGATCCTTTTTCAGGCGCACCACCGGCACCGGCTTGCTTTGGTCTTTCTCGACCTGCTCGGCGATGGCAACGGCAAGCTGCTGGACCGCGCGCTTACCGCCGACCGAGGTCACCGTGTAGCGTGCTTCCATGTCCTTGTCTTCGCCAGACAGGCACTTCAACGACATACCAACCTGCGGCTCCCAACCACGCTTGGCGTTGGGCGGCGCTGCTTCCATCTCAGGCAGCGGTTCTGCAACCGATACCATCTTCTCGCCCAGCACCTCGCCTTCACCCCAAGCGATAAAGCCGTGGATGAACGAGAAGGGATTGACTGCCCAAGTCGACTCGGGGTCGATCTCGGTCTGCTCAGCGCCGAACACCCAGTGACCGGTCTTGTCCATTTTCAGGATGACCGAACCAACGGGCGCGACTTCTTTTTCAAGCGTGCGCAGAGCGACAGACAGGGAAGAAACGGACGGGAGGTTTGCGAGTGCGAATGACATAGTACTTTCCTTTACTGTAGTTTAGAGAGAGCGGCCGTCAGCTGACGACCGATTTGAAGCACCGCCGGCCTCGGATCGGACTCCGGTGCCAGCGTACTGCCCGACGAAATTGAGGTGATCAATTCCGACGGCAATTCCATATTAAACTTTTTTACGACTTTCTCCAACTGGGCAGGCGACTTTATTTTTGATTCGGCGTAATCGATATTGTTTTTCTCGGCCCACTCAATCAACTTGTCCTCGTTCACCCACTGGCGCGTGCCGCGCTTGGCCACCAGCTTGTAGCCTGGCACGGGCTGACCGTTCTCCAACATCTGGAACGCCAGCGCCCGCAGGTCGCGCAGATAGTCCTCGATCGCATCGGCTTGCTGCAGTTGCATGGCGATCTGCTCAGCCGGCAGGGCTTGCAGTTGTGCCTTTAACGCGCGCTCAACAGCGCCCGTCATCTGCGGGCAGACCGGCTTGGCCGCGCACCAGCGGCAGTGGTCGCCGGCTTGCATTGGCGCCGTCTCTTGCTGGGCGAGCCTTATGGCTTTCGAGAGCTCCTGTTCGAAAGAAACAACCCGTGCCTTATCAGTAACCCAGCGCCGGATGAAGGGTGGTTGAATGATGACGCATTCAATCTCAGTCGCCCCCTCGAAAACCCATTGGCAGGCTTTGGTTCGCATAGCGGCTGCGGCGTAAAAGAGAAGCTGGGGGTTCTCTTCGGCATCGACCAGTACACCGTCGCCAAACTTCCAATCAAGCACAACAGCGCGATTTGCCAAACGCCCAAGTAGATCAGTACTGCCAAAAACGTCAGGCAGAAAATCACCAAATCCCACTCGCGTTTCCACCATATATTCCATCTGTTTGTCGGGATCGACTTCGTCGAGTGCTTGTAGAGCGGGTATAACCTTCTCATCGATGAGCTCCTGTGTGAGTACCTGCGACTTGTATTCGGCACCCAGCATCTGCTCGGGCTTCTTGTCGAATTCCAAAAGCTCGGCCATAACCTCGTGCAATAGGGTGCCGCGGTCGGCGTGCTCAGACGACGGGCGCGGCGGCATTTGCTGCACCAGCTTAACCGACGCCGGACAAGCGATGACGCGCTTGGCGGTGCTGCCGCCGACAATACTTGAATGTGCCACTTGACTCCCCTGTAGTTGATTGAGCCGTCAGATTAACACGAAAAAAGTTCTTGTCAAACACTTTTTTAGCCTTTATATTTGCGCTATGCGTGAGTCAGAAATCGAAAACTACTTTATCTGGACGGTCGAAACGGCTGGCGGCAAGACCTACAAGTTTAAGTCTGTCACCCAACGTGGAGTGAGTGACCGCATCGCTTGTATGCCTGATGGCCGCACATGGTTTGTTGAGCTGAAGGCACCAAACGGCAGGCTGTCTGAGCTGCAAAAGATGTTCCGCAATGATGTGTTACGGCTAAAGCAGAATTACGCATTATTAACTAACCAACAGGAGGTAGACGAATGGGCAACTCAGTACCGCACACGCTGTTAGACACAATGAAGTCCGAGCTCAACTTGAAGAATGACGCCGCAATCGCCAGGCTGATGAGCTGGGATCCGCCCGTGGTTAGCAAGATACGCAACCGACTGCTGCCAACGACGCCTGAGCGCATCCTGCAAATTTATGACGTTACAGGTTGGAACATCGAGAAGATTCGGAGTCTGCTATGAACAAACAACCCGAAGCCCTGCGGCTGGCTGAAAGATTGCAAAGTCTTGATCTTGGCAGATGGGATGTAGTGGATGCCGCCGCCGAACTACGCCGCTTGCATGAGGTGAATGTTGAGTTGCTGGACGCATTGAAAGAAATGGTAGAGCAAGAGCCTGTGGCGTGGCGCGACCATGTTGAACAGCGTTTGCTGACTTGGCGACAAAGTTTTGTGAACCGAAGCGGCGATCAATTGGCACTCAATGACTTTATGGACAAACAAAGCCTTGATGATTTGCTTGAGTATGTCCTTGATGAATACACCTACCCACAGCCAGCACAGCCAAAGCAAGAGCCTGTGGCGTGGGCTGATATGAATGTTCGCGGCGAAGACAAAGGATTGTCGTGGACGCCGGGGCATTTTCATACGCAGCCACTCTACACCACCCCACCCACAGCACCTGTGCAGGAGCCGGTGGCGTGGAAAAACGCAGCCATTCGACTTGGTGAAGAACTGTCAAGCGTTGGCCCTGATGGTTACTACAACATGACCGCAGAGCAATGGCTTGATTGGGCCATGGATCAACAACCTCGTGGCAAAAACTCATTGTCACAACCGCAACGCGAATGGCAGAAGCTGACGGATGAGGAAGTCCAATATCTGTGGGGTAGAACAACGCCGAACGATTTGATGACTGGTGGATTCGATTTTGCCCGCGCTATCGAAGCCACGCTAAAGGAAAAGAATGACGTGGCAAACTGATCGCGAGCGACTAGCGGCGCAACAGCGCGCGATTGAAGACGAGAAAAACCGCCACCGACAGTTACACGATCTTTTTTGGGGTAGACAATGCAGCTCAGGCCTTACCAAGACGAAGCCGCCGACTTCCTCTACGAACGCGACCGAGCAATGATCTTGGCGCCTGTGGGCGCTGGCAAGACTGCGATTACGTTGACGGCGATGCGTGACATGGTTATGGATGGCCATGCCGCACGGTTTCTTGTCTTGGCGCCTAAGCGCGTTTGCACCGATGTCTGGCCCGTTGAAGCACCCAAGTGGGCGCCCGGCATTCGCATGGCGGTGGCTGTCGGCACACCGGCGCAGCGCGAAGCAGCGTTTAAAGCTGACGCCGACATTGTCGTTATTAATTACGACAACATCCAATGGCTGGCCGAGCAAGACTTGTCGTCGTTTGACGCCATCGTGTTCGACGAACTGACCAAGCTGAAGAACCCGTCAGGTACCAGGTTCAAAGCGCTGCACAAGGTGATCAACCAGTTCAAGATTCGCTGGGGCTTAACCGGATCGTTCACCAGTAACGGCTTGGAGGATGTGTTCGGGCAGTGCAAGATTATCGACGAGAAGCTCTTAGGCCGCGCCAAGGGCGCGTTCCTGCAGCAATACTTTGTCTGCATGAATCGCGACTTCGGCGAGTGGATGCCGCGACCGGGCGCGTTGTCCTTGGTTATGCAGCGCATCAAGCCGGCCACCTATGTCTTGGAGCCGGGCGATTACAAGGATAAGCTGCCGCCCTGCCACGTCGTCGAGCTGCGCAGCCAGTTAGATGATCGCGCACCGTACGAGCGGATGAAACGGGACTTTGTGGTGCAGTTCCCCGACGCACAGGCAGTTGCCGCCAATGCCGCGGCCGTGACAATGAAGCTGCAACAGATGGCGTCAGGTTTCGTATATGACAGCGAGCGTGTGGCGTCTGTTACGCCGGGGAAGTTTACGAGCACCCAGACAGCGGTGTGGTTTAGCAGCCATAAGTTCGACCAGCTAGAAGACTTGATCGAGGAAAATCAACATGCCAATACGCTTTTGGTTTACCAGTTTCAGGAGGAGCTGGCGGAGCTGCGCCGCCGCTTTCCGAAGGTTCAAACGCTGGATGATGCAGACGCCGTGGAGCGCTGGAATAGAGGACAGATTGAGCTATTGGCCGTCCACCCCAAGAGCGCCGGGCATGGACTTAACCTACAGCACGGCGGAGCACACATGGTATTTTTGTCGCTGCCGTGGAGCTTGGAGCTGTACGAGCAAACGGTTGGACGATTGCATCGTAGCGGACAAACCCAAGACGTCTGGGTATACCTCTTGCTGGCGGAAAAGACAATCGACGAGAAAATCTGGGCAGCGCTTCACGACAAACGAGCGCTATCTGACATCGCAATGGAGGAACTGAAGTGAAACAAGCCGACAAGTACGCCGATTACTTGATGGACCATGCGCGCAGCGACTTGGATACCGATGCTGCGGTGCTGTTGCGCAAGCTGGGAAGCGTATACGACGTGGCGCGTGAGATGTGTTACGCCAAGACGCACGAACACAGCAAGGCTGCGTACTTGGAAATGATTGATTTGATTAAAGGGAGGACTGAATGAAACGCCTTGACTATTGGAAAGCTAAGCTCAAGGTAGCGCAAGCCGAAAAACGGCAGCGGTCTAAAGAGTACAGCCAGATCGCAGCGGCTTTTGATCGCGCTGTGGGTAAAGTCAAACAGATTGAAGAAAAGGTGGAGCATGAAAAAACTAAGCTGGCGCGCGCTGAATGATCAGATCGCCGGACTTTCCGAAGCCGACATTCTGAAGCTACTTAACGAAGAGCGGTCGACCGACCGCCGCGTGTCACACTTGCAGCGCCTGCATCAGCGGTATTGTGCTTTGCGTGACGCGCGTGAACGGCTAGAGATACTGGCCGAGGCGGTGCGGCCATGACCAGAGATGACATTATCCGTATGGCGCGAAAGGCTGGTTTTGGAGAGCCGTTTATTGGCGGTTTATCAGGCCGCAGCGAAAACGACACGCTTTTTTACATCGGCGAGTACCCGTGCGGCGAAGAAGTGTTCATGCTCGTAAATCTTGCGTGGGCTGCTGGCGCAAGAGCCGAGCGCGAAGAATGCGCGAAGGTGTGTGACAACATAGACAGCGAATATGAAAACGAAGATGTGCTGGCTGGCTGGTGTGCCGATGCTATCCGCGCAAGGGGGCGATCATGAAATGCCCTGAATGCAACACACGCACACGCGTCGTCAACACGCAACCACAACCTGGTGGTGTCCGACGTCAGCACCGCTGCCCGAATTGCGGCTATGGCGGCTATAGCGCTGAGGTTTGGATGCACATTACCTATACCCCTGAGGCGGTCAAAGCCGCTAAACTGAACCGCGTTGAGACTCGACGCGCTAACGAAGACAGGAGGACTAAAGATGCTTCGTGACGGAAACTTTATCCGAGAAGACCCGCCCAAAATCGGCGCGCACTATGTGCCGCAACTCTACTCACGCCCGGCGACGCCTGAAGAGCGTTTTGTGCAAGATATTATTCTTAGCGTGCGCCCGATCAAGCAGTCGCCCATCACTAAAATACTGGAGCGACTGCTGGCTATCTAAACGATTTTGGCGCCCGCTTGCAGCTGCGCTAACGTCATGCCGCCGGTGTACTGAAAGTGCGGGAACTCTTTAAACCGCTTCCAGTCACCGGCCCACTCTAACCCGGCTTGTTTGCCTAACGCGCCTACGGTTTGCCAGATTGGGTCTTTGACGTCCCACACTGGCTTGCCGTTACGGATTGGCACAACGTCCAACGCGCAGCGCCAGTTGTGCCAAGATTGACCGGCTTTAGCGTTAGTGACGATCTTACCTGGCGCGGTGCGGCCTTGCGCGTATAGCGCGTCTTGGCTGGCCGCATCGCGGTAGGTCGACGTTACTAGCAGATCAATGCCGGCGGCTTTGGCTAACGACAGAAACTTCTCGGCACGCGCCCGTGCTGGCGGGATGAGCTCCGTCAAGTCGCGGGAGTTGATCATCCTTTGGTAGCGACGCCGATCAGGCCGGCAAGCCCCAAGCCTGCGGATACGATGGCCGTCTGCAGTTCAGGAGCGATCGGCACGCCAATCGCGGTCAAGAACAGGATGACGCCACGCCAGGTGGACGGCTCTTTAGCACGGTCCAGAATATAGTTTTTCATACTGCCTCCTTATTTGTCCTGTTTGGACTCCAAACGGTCAAAAATTTTACCCAACATCTCTTTGACCTCGCGCATGTCGTCGCGGTAATCCTCGCGGCTGACGTAGGTGTGCGGCATAGCGCGCACGTCTACGTCCAGCCGGTCCAGCGACTTGTGGATGTTGTTTAGCACCCAGCCTCCGAAGAATCCTGCAACCGCCACAGCGATGTTAAACAGCACCTGTGAGTCCATACGTCACTCATAAAGGATGTTGATGCTGCCGGCGTCGAAGGTGTCAGTGCCGTTGACGGTGGTGATGCGAACGCGGTCTAGGGTTGCTGAAAGTGCTTTGCTACCCGAAGTCAACGCATTGTTTGCACCGTTAGAAAGCGAAAAATTACCAGCAGCCGCCCATGTGTTAGTTGCGGAATCTAACAATGTCAACATTAACGAACCATTGACAAGGTTAGCTGCTGCCGCAACATTAAGCCCGAAACCAGTTGTATAGTTTGCGGAATTGAACGAACCTGCACTGCTAGTTCCACCTGCCCCAAGATAGCCAGTTGCTTCAATACCGCCTGAGTCGCCTAGCTGAAATAATAGATTGCTTGTCCCGTTCGTACTAACCCCACTAAACATCACGGTAATACGCTTCGCCCACGAAGGAATGCCGGTGAAGTCGATTGACGTGCCGCTAGTTGATGCGACAGCCGTGCCGCTAACAATCGGCGCGAGCGTACCCGTCGTTGCGACCAGCGTCTGCGTGTTAGTGCCTGCGACAGCAGGCGCTGCCAAAGTAATGGCGCCCGAGGTCGAACCTTGGACGACGACCGGTGACGGGGTCGTTATGCCATTAGTGCCGTCAATCGTAACTGTCATGCTGCGCTCCCATCAATCGTATCTGGCAAAGTCGCCGGTGCCGGTGCCGGCTCAGGCGCAGGCTCAACAGCTGCCGGCGCGTCTTCTTCGATGTATTTGATCTCGCCGGTCTGGACGTTGACTTCAATACGCATGATAGACCTCACTCATAGAGAATGTTGATGCTGCCGGCGTCAAAAGTGTCTGTGCCGTTGACGGTGGTGATGCGAACGCGGTCTAGAGTGCCAGAGAGTGATTTACTTCCTCCAGCAACGCCTGTAGCACCATCACTTCTAGCAACTGTTGAAGAAAAAGCCCAAATATTTCCTGATACCAAAGTAAGACTAGACGCGCCAGACATAAGACTTGCCGCTAACGGCGAAACAACAAGAAAACCCGTTGTATACGCCGTAGATACGACAGTGCCTGCCAAAAAACTTAACGAGCCGGAATAAGTTGAAGTTGTATCTACGCTGCCAGATCCAATTTGTATTTGGAAATTCGATGTGCCGGTCGTACTAACACCATTAAACATCACCGTAATCCGCTTCACCCACGAAGGAATACCAGTGAAATCAATAGCCGTACCAGAGGTAGAAGCAACAGCAGTGCCACTGACGATGGGGTACAGCGTGCCAGTCGGCACCGTGGCCGTACCCGCAAACGTGGTGCTCAGACCCGTGCTGATCGTAATCGCATCCGAGCCGCCGATCTGGACGGCACCCGAGCCGTCATTATTACCTTTCAAACCGATGCTCAATTGATATCTCCTTCGTTGCGAACGTATGCAGCTGCCCGCTCAATAAGTTGTGGGTCATCTTTTAGCTTGCCTATAGCCGTATTGCAAGCCAAACAAAGTAATCCGCGAATTTTACCGGTTGTATGACAGTGATCAACTGCTAGCCGACGTGGTCGGTTGAGCTTAGGATCTGTAGAAGTTTCCGCTTGCCGACATATAGCGCATACACCATTTTGCGCAACCAACAAATTTTCATATTCGACCAACGTAATGCCGTAGTAATGTTTTAGCGTACGGCTAGTCACCGCTTTTTCCCATTCGCCGGTACTTTTTAGTTCAGTTACCCGCGCCGCCGCTACAGCTTTTGCTATGTCCGTTTGCTTATATCTGTAAGTCGCTATGCGAATACACTCAAGACAGCTGTTTTTATCCGCGCGGCGTTTAGCAATATGACCGCGTTTACATGGTACGCCTGTGTAGAAAAAAGTCGAACCTATAGCAAGCGCAGTCTTACGATCTGGCGGTAATAGTTCGACATTTTCTACGATACGCATGATAGACCTCACTCATAAAGGATGTTAGCTGTACCGGCGTCGAAGGTGTCAGTGCCGTTTGTTGTAGTGATGCGAATGCGGTCTAAGACCCCAGAGAGGGCTATCGAACCACCACTTATGTTAGTTGAAATGCCATCTGATCGTGCCATAACGGAAGACTGAACCCAAGTGTTTCCAGTAATATTTGTAAGCACACAATGACCATATCTGACCGCCGCAGCGTTAGTGGCATCATCCAGCAAGAAGGCTCCACCATTGTTCGCGCCGGTAACCGTTCCTGCATTTGTTTGCTGTGTCTCCGCGCCTAAATATCCAGATGTTGTATAGCTACCCGATCCTACCTGAATACAAACTCTAGCAGTGCCGTTTGTACTAACACCACTAAACATCACCGTAATGCGTTTCACCCACGACGGAATAGTCGTGCTTAAATCAATCGCTGTGCCGGATGTGGTCGCAACTGAAGTACCGCTGATCAGCATCAAATTGCCTGCCGTGCCGGTCACCACTTGCGACGTACTAATGCTAACCGCCGTTGTGCCGCTGCCCGTGCCGGACTTTAGCTCAAGAATGCCGGTGTTATCGGACGAGACTTGCATCCCATTTGTCGCATTGCCGGCGGTGATAAAACTTGCCATGTGAACTCCTTAGAGAACGACCCACTTGCAACCGTTGGGGACGGTCACAACGATCGGTGCGGTAATGTTAGTGGATGACACCGACTGCGACGTGCCGACCGTGTAAGTGCCCGCGCCGCCCGTGCCAGTACCGTATGCCGTGATCGTCGTGCCTGCTGTCACGCCTGTACCTTGTATTACCGTGCCGACCGCCAGGATGCCTGCGGCTACCGCCGTGATCGTCAGCGTCGTACCTGCAATGCTGCCCGTACCGTCGAATGCCGCGCCGTACGTCAACGGGCCGGTCGACATAGCATTTTTGGTGGCGGATATGGTGTAGCTGGCGGTAATTGTCTGGTCGTTTTGGTAAAAAATCTGATTCAGACCGCCACCGGTTGCGCCGGCGCTGCCGATCGCGCCCCAGCCTGTAGCACTAAACCCTTCAAACTGCCCCAGCGACGTGTTGTAGCGAATCATGCCGGCTGCCGGCACCGCCGGGCGGTCAACCGTACCGCCAGTCTGCAACTGAGTATAGCCAAAACCCGTGAAAGTCACATCGCCGGTGGCCGATAACGTGGTGAATGCGCCGGTGTTAGGCGACACGTTGCCAATCGGCGGGGGCGATCCAAACGACAGCGTGTCTGGCGGTACAACGATATTGTCGACCGTATACTGCTGAACATCGTTGGCATCCGTCACCACGTACTTGTACGCTAGTGTTGGCAGCAACCAAATTTCGCAGCGCCCTTGGGCGTCCAGAATAATCGGGTTCGTGTTGGCCGACGTGGCTGCTTGGCTGGTGTAGGTCGTAATCGGCGTCGTTGTGCCGGCGGCGTACGTGTAAATCTTGCCGGCCACCAGCGTGTTGCCGCTGGCATCAAAGAATTGCTGCTTAGGTGTTGGGGTTAGGGATGCCATCAGTCATTCCTTAGCATGTTTTGCTGTTCGGGGGCTAAAGCGTTGGTGACCGGCATCGACACGGATACGCCTGCTCCGCCTTTCCAGCCCGCCGGGTTAGATAGTATCTTAAGCACGCGGTGGCGCTCAACTGCAGGCAGCGTATCAATCAGATTCGCAGCGCCTTCTGGTGTTTTAAGCGCGGTGGTCAGCTGCTCCATCGTCGCGCGGCCGATCTTGTTTTCCAAGATGTCCAACGCTTTGTTGGTCGTTGAGGAAATCGCGCTCAAGTAGGACGGAATGCGGAACTTACTCATGTGCTGCAGCAAAAGCTCTTTCAGCGCATCCCCGCCGGCCTCGACTTGCGATTTGACCTTGGCATCCCGCACAACCTTAGCTGCGGCGTTCTGCAAAGTGTCGAGCGTTCGCTCAGTCACTTCTTTGGCGATATCAAACTTGCCGGGGCCTAAAACCTTCTCGACTTCGTCTGGCGCGTTACCTTCAACCAACTTCACAAACGCATCTTTGTTCGTGCGGTACAGCTCCAGCGCTTTTCCCGTCAGTTTCTGCTCGGCCAGCTGCTGCGCGCCCTTGGCGTAGTCTTCCAGATACTGCTTGTAACCCTTGCCGCCAGCAGCCTCAATCGCGTCGTCAATGTACGGCTTGACCTTGGCTAGCACCCCGGACGCCAAGTTGCGCTGGGTGGACGCGTCTGCGCCGGGACGAAGCTGAGCGATCGCGGCGTTAACTGAGTTTTTACGGATGGCGTCCAGCGCCTTGGCGTCGATGATACCGCCGCTGCTGGTCCACTTAGCGATGTCATCGGCGACGTTCTTGATCGCACCGGCGACCAAATCGTTACCCGCAAACTCAGGGTTGTTCGATAGAGCTTTGATCTTGTTGGCCAACGGTGCGCCTTCCAGCGGCGCGATGCCTTGCGATCGCAGGCTGTCCGCGGCTGCCTTAGCAAAACGCGAACCTTGGCCCAAATTCAGCGAGGCATTAGCCGCACCGGTAGCCCACTCGTCGGCACGCGTAGCCAACTCACCCGGGTAGGTGTAGCGGGTAAAGCCAACGGGCAGGTTTTTCTTGATTAGTTGCAGACGCGCTGCCGCCTCGGCGACCTTGCCGGCATTCACCAACTCGCGAACCTTCTGCACCTGTGCGGCGGCCTCTTCGCTGAGCTGAGCAGCTTGCGACTCCAGCGCGGCGACTTCCTTACCCAGATTGGCGCGATTGAGCGCCGCCTCACGCGTAGGCGACGTGGCTTTATTAAGCGCCGCTTTGCCCTCCTGCACTGCAGTTCTGACTTCCGTTTCAGACACGCCGCCCGCTAGCTTAGCCAGCTGGTTGACGGTTTGTTCGCCTTCGGAATCCGCCAACGCACGCATGAACCGCGGGTCACGCTTAACCGCACGTTGAACCAATGCTTGGAATGTAGGACTGTTAATGTCGGCAACCGCTTGACCCGCCGTAACTTGCTGCCCTTTTGCCGCGCGAAGCGAATTAAGCACCAGATCGCGGTCGGGGCCTAGCGCTTCGTTGACGATGGTTGCGGCTTTTTGCTTGGGAATCTGGCGCAAGTCGGCAATCTTGCCCACAGCCTTTCCGATCAGCTGCCCGGCAACTTGACCGCCGGCTTCCATCGTTGCGCCCTCAAGCACATTTTTAACCGGCTCAATAACTTGTTCGGCGCCCTGACGGGGCTTTTTACCGCCCATGTATACGTCCGCAAGCTCAAGGGCTTCTTTTGCAATCCCATAACCTAAACCTGCGCCGCCCACCGCGCCCGCGGGGCCAAGCGGTGTGCCGACGATACCGCCAGCTATAGCGCCGCCAGCCTCAACAATCGGCGCCACAAATGGGCGAACTTGCTCGTATAGCCCCGGTTGCCGGGGACCGGGCACTTCGTTGACAGTCTGCGCTTTTAGCCCAATCTTTTTGTCAAACTCGGCGCGCGACATGTCTGCATAAAACTTCTTATGCAAAGCATCGGCTAGCGCCGCATCTGACATATCAGAATACTGCGGATACTGCGCTCGAATTTCAGCGAGTGTCGCCATTATCGAATTCCCAGCGGGTCAGGCGCCGCGCTTTTTGCGCCGCCAGTCTTGTACTCATACGTCAAATCGTACGCTTCACGGGTGCGCTGCTTAGCACCTCGCACTGCTTCCGCCGCTGCTTTTAGGGCGGCAGACAAATCGTTTGTATCTTGCGTGCGGCTAATTGCAGCAAACGCGTCGCGCAAGTATTGACCTTCTTGGTTTGATACGTTGCCCAACGCGCCGCCAGTCGGCGACGACGCGCGCATGGCTTGCAGTTCTGCAAAGCCGCCGCGCGCAACGATCGAGTCGTACAACGCTTGAGCAGCGCGTGCCTCTTTGGTGACTGCTGGCGTGCGGCCGTACACAAAGCCAGATATGCCCGACAAGCCTGGATGCTTGGCGAGTTTTTCAAGATCGGCGGCCAACGAGTCAGACTTGGTTTCAAACGTCTTGACCGCCGCCGTAGCTTGCGGGTATTTGGCTTCGCGGGCTTGTTTTTCTTTAGCCGATAGTTCGACGCCGACGCCAGGCTCTTTCGGACCTTGGCCAATGACTTTGCCGGTACGACCGTCGACCACAACTGTTTTAGATGGGTCTTTGGGGTCAACGATAGTGACCGGCGTCACAGGCGTAGGCTGCGCCGGCTGCCGGCTAGCTTCGGCCATTTTACGTTTAAAGTCGAGGAAGGTGCCTTTAAAACCTTCTTCTTTTGCCAACTCATACTCTAATTGCAAAGCTGGCGGCGTTACGGTTTTTTCAGGCGCTGTGCCTACAAACTTACCGTTTTTATAGACCGACGCGCCGGGCGACACGACGGTCGGTTTACGAGCTTCAAAAAGCTCTTTCTCGCGTGCTGCGGCCCATGCCAACGCTTCTGGCGTGCCGATCGTATATGCCGCTTGAATTTTGCGCTCAAGCGCGGCTAGCTCATTGACGGGTTCTGCGGGCGTCGGCATGTTCTGCGCCGCTAGCGCATTTGACGACATGGTGTCAGGCACCGGCGCCGTTACGGATACGCCGGGCGTGGAAGTTAGCCCTTCAGACGGAATAGGCGCAACGCCTTGCGGCGCGCTCACCGGCGCCGCGTCGCCGCCCGTCAATAGCGTACGGAACTGTTTTTGTCGTTGAACAGCTTGTATGCCCTTGGTGCCGACATCCACAAAATGCGGGATGCCGGAATCAATCATGGCGCGAAAGTTAACCTCAAGATCAGGCGACTTGCCGTTTTCAACAAACTTTCGCTGCATCTCCGCTAACGCAGCCTGTTCTTTTTTGGCCTGCTCAAACTGCATGGTAGACATAGCCAGTTGCTGTTGCGACAGTTTGTTTTGCATGTCGCGCTGGCGCGCTGCCTCCATTGCCCGCCCAAAAGTAGGCAGTTCAGCGGTTAGCAGGTTGTAATTAATTCCGTCTGCCATGATTTAGCCTTTAGTAATACGGCGATTCAGGAACAACTTTGCCCCCCAACCAATCGCCAAAACCACTCCAATTTACTTTGCCAAGCTGATTGGCGGCTTCGCCGTAAGACGTAGCGCGATAGTTAGTGCCAAGCAAGTTAGCATTAGCCTGATTAACCGCTTGTTGCATCCCCAGCGCGCCTACATTGTTGGCCATCGTCTGCCCGGCAGCGCCAAGCGTCTGCGCGGTAGTAGGCCCATACCCCGCAAGACCGGCAAGCGCGTTGCGGCGCGTGTTTTGCTGGTTAATAAATCGGTTATACGCGTTGCCAAACTCTTCAGACGCAAGATTCTGGCCAAACTGTGTAGCGCCGCGCAGCGCATTGCCAGACAGCAGGCCTCCACGCGCAGCAGCGGTGCGGTCCAGTGCTTTAAGACCTTCTTGCAAACGGAAAGCATACCCAGGATCGGCTTGATAGTCGGCCATCGTAAAGCCGCGCGTCAGCTCAGCGCCAGGCTGAATGCCAGACACGTATTGATTTAAAGCATTAACGCCAACATCGTAGAACGGCTTTTGTCGAGCTATGTTTTCCTCGTACATTCGCCGTTGCAGTGCGGTTTGTTCCCGCGTTGCGGCAGCCGTAGTGTCGGCGGCGCCCTGCGCAGCTTCGGCTTGTTTATTGCCGCCAATTAAGTTGACTGCAGCAGGAATTATGAATGACCAAGGCATGTTAATGCTCCTCAACTAAAGCTTTTACGATCGCTTGCTGAGCGGCGTTGTCCGCAGGGGCAACAAGAATTTCATCCACTTCATCCGCATCAGTGCAATCTGTGGCATGGACGCAGTACCAAACCACTTCGGTCAACGCCTTAATGCCGTGATGTTTGCCCGCTTCAATTTCGATACACGCCGGTGCGAACAATGTTGATACTTGACCGTCTGCAGCGATTTCTACAGAACCCTCGGCCAAAATGGAAAGATGCGCAAACTTGTGGGCGTGCTGCACAAGCACATAGCCCGCTGGCACCCGCGTCTCTTTGGCGTATACGCCGCCGCCAAAATGATGTGAAATCATCAGACTACCACCCATCTGGAGTCATTAGAAACTGTAACTGTTACACCGTTGGCAACTGAAATAGTGCCTGCCGACATACCTGAAGAACCAGTTGGAATAGTGTAGCTGGTGCTGATTGTCAGGCTGTTGACAAAAATACCGTTAGATGCCACTACTGCCGGCGATGTTAACTCTCCGGTACTGGGTTTGTACAGATATTTCGCATTGCTGGTATAGATGTTAGCCAATGCGCCCGACGTTGAGCTAACAAATGTTGGGTAAAGATTGCTGGCCGTAGTTGTATCATTGCTAATTGTTGCGCCAGACCCAGAAGCTGGCGCCCATTTCATGCCGGTTGTTTGCGTAGAGTCGGCGGTCAAAACATAATTGTTGACGCCTACCGGCAATCGGACGTTATCCAAGCCGTCAAACGCAATTAGGTCGCCTTTAGTTGTAGCTGGCGATAGCGCGTCAAACGCGGCTAATTTAGTGGTTTGCCCGGTGCCGCCGTTGGCAATCGCCACCGTGCCTGTGACGTTGCTTGCCGTGCCGGTCGTGTTTTGGTTCAGCGTAGGGACGTCTGCCGCTTGGATAGCCGACATAACGACGTTTGTACCATTGCCACGCAAATACTGACCGCTGGTTACGGCGCCTGCAAACGTGTTCATTGCCGCTTGCGCCGTAGTCTGGCCCGAACCACCATTTGCCAAAGCGACCACGCCCGTTACGTTAGACGCTGTGCCTGTGGTGTTCTGATTTAGCGTCGGAATGTCCGCAGCGACAATCGCACGGAAAGTAGGCACGCCTGCCACACCGTTGGGCGCCGCCAAGAAAAAGTTGGCGGTTTTAGATGCGTACGGGTTTTGCGTATCGCCATATCCGGAAGCCAAGCTGATCGCGGGGGTGGCCCCGCCGCTAGATACTACGGGAGACGTACCCGTAACCGAGGTAACCGTTCCCGCATTCGGAGTGTAAGCTTCCCAAGCCGTGCCGCCAGCGTTAACTCGAATAGACTGCCCGGCAGTGCCAGTAACAGTGCTGTACGTATTGGCGGTATTGGCAACAGGAACTGAAAGCGCCGCAATACTGGTAAGCCCTGTGCCGCCTTTGCTAACACTGATAGTAGTGGCGTTCCAAGTGCCTGTGGCAATTGTGCCAAGAGTCGTCAGGTTGGTAGACCCGGCCCAAGTCGACAACGCAGTGTTTTCTACGTTGCCTAACCCAACATCGGATTTAGTAACCGTTGACCAAACCGGCGCAGCGCTTACCGTTCCGGTACCTGTTTGCGCAAGGAAGTTTTTTGTGGCGCTAGTGTTGCCTGCCAGACGGGTGTTGCTATTAGCGCCGTCGCCATAAATTATGTCGCCTAGCGTCGTTACGGGCGACAACGCATTAAAAGCCGCGGCTTTAGTCGTTTGGCCAGTACCGCCGTTAGCGATTGCGACAGTGCCGGTTACGTTGCTGGCCGTACCTGTCGTGTTTTGGTTCAGTGTAGGAACGTCCGCCGCTTGGATGGCCGACATGACTACGTTAGTACCGTTACCGCGTAAGTATTGGCCGCTAGTTACCGCTCCAGCCAAAGCATTAAGGGCAGTTTGCTGAGTCGTCTGGCCAGTACCGCCATTAGCAATCGCAACAGTTCCTGTGACGTTACTGGCCGTGCCGGTCGTGTTCTGGTTTAGCGTGGGGATATCCGCGGCAGCAATAGCCCGGAACGTCGGTACGCCCGCCAAGCCGTTAGGCGCAGCTAAGAAAAAGTTCGCCGTTTTGCTAGCGTACGGGTTCTGTGTGTCGCCGTATCCTGAGGCAAGGCTGATGGCAGGCGTAGCGCCGCCTGACGACACCACGGGCGATGTGCCTGTAACCGACGTAACTGGTGCAGTACCGCTAGAAGCGGCGGTAATTAAGCCTTTGGCGTTGACGGTAATTGACGCGTTTGTGAAGCTGCCCACGTTGGCGTTAACAGTAGCCAACGTGCCTGCCGCTGTGACGTTGGCGGAGCCATTAAAACTGGGGCTGGTGTACGTCAGATCGCCCGAGATTGAGATAGTCCTGCCGGTGGTCAGCGTGGCCGCAGACCCGGTCGTGTTCTGGTTAAACGTCGGCCAAGTAAACGTGCCGGTGCTGAAATTGCCTGATTGCGGCGTGCCAAGGATTGGCGTGGTAAAGCTTGGCGACGTCGCCAATGCCACCACGGTGCCTGATCCTGTGGTTGTGTACGATGTGCCCCAAGCCGTGCCGGTCGAGTTTGGGATACCCACCCCAGGGTACGTCATGGGCAGCGTATTGGTAATCGTAAAGTTCGGGTACGCGCCGGACGTGCTAATGCCTGTGCCGCCAGTCAAGGACACCGTTTGGTCTGGCGCGGAGTTGTTGATCGTAACCGCTACCGAGCCGTTATAAGTCGTGCCGACGCTGTACGAGATGCCCGTGCCGGCGGTCAACGCATTAGCTACGCTGCCAACGCCGGTGACGCTGCCGGGGGTAACGTTTTTCCAATACTGTAACGCGCTGTCGTATTGGATAAGGTCTTTATTAACAAGCGACGAAAACTGTACGTTGGAGTCCGTACCGCCCAAAACGGAGCCTGGCCGCAAAAGCACCTGAAACGATCCCGAGCCGCCTGGCCCTGCGGTAATGACAATGCCAACCTGTACTTTAATGTTGGGCGCGCTAGGTTCAACATTAGTCGGGTTGCCGGTTACCGGGTTGTACCAAATAACATCATCATCAGCCCATGTCTCGCCGTACGCCGTACCATTAGTGGCGATGTTATGGACCACGCCGAAGTTAGTAACCCGGCCAAAACCATTTAGCGCAATTGATTCGGTGGCTACGCCAACAATCGCGTTGATGTCCGTAATGCCTGCAATTGTGGGGGCAAATGTGATGGTGCCGCTAGAACCTACCGTGCCCGTATGATAGACAATCTGAAGCGGCGAATCGGTAATGGCCGCCGAAGCTTTGCCATAAACAAACAGCTCTTCACCGACCTGCTGGGTGATGTTGCCGCCGCCCATGCCTAAATTCCAAGCACCTGTAGCGGGGGTGTACCACATTTTGCCCGCCACCAAAGCTTGCCCGGTACCATCGTCCATTTGAATGAACTGAGGTGTACTAATGCCGCCGGTAATACCCGACATCGAAGTGATGTCCGAGTTAGCGCCTGAGGCTGCTGCGCCTAAATTAGTGCGCGCGCCAGAAGCTGTGGCAGCTCCTGTGCCGCCGTTATCGACATCCAAGGTTCCGGCTAACGTGATTGTGCCGGAGGTTGTAACAGGGCCGCCAGAAGTTGTCAGGCCCGTTGTGCCACCGGATACGTTGACCGAGGTTACCGTTCCTGTTCCGCCGCCGCCTTGATTGGCTTTATTAAGCAGATTTAGGAAAAAACGGTACCAGTCGCGCGCGACCATGCCCGTCCGGTCGTCAGTAATCGGCGACTGGTTCTTAGGTATTTGTGGTTCGTTATCTGGATTAGGCATTTGTAGCCGACAAACCTAATTCTGCGCCTACGATCGCAATTTTAACTGGGTCAGTGCCTGAAATTTCGTATACGCGGTCGCGTAGCTTTGTAGTCATGCCAAGCCGGCGACGGATGGCACGCGTTGCGTACGCGCCGATCTTGCCAATAGACATCCAATGCTCATTGGACCATGTGTGACCGCCGTCATCCGACCAACGCAAAACGATTTGCGGGTCGCTACCTTGGCCGGCTACCAACCCAACGCCCGACTCAATGTTGACTTGCAGCGAATGTTGTGCAGTGCGTTTCAAGTTGTTTTGGCCGGTCGGCAGTGCGCGCCACGAACGAATCCATTTTTGCGGAAAATCGCCGTCAGCGTACACGTCCAAATCGTACGCGTATACATTACCATTTTCAAAATCGCCGACAATGTTTTCATTGTTAAAAAACATTTGGCAGTTGGCGCGATGGCGAATTAGCCGGCCATTAGCAAACCCAGCTCGCTCATGCCACAAATTTGTAGCCGCGTCATACGCCCACGTTTTTTGAGCTGTCGGAAAAGTCAACACGTAAAAAGAATGGCCGTCTTGTTGATACGTAAACCCTATGGCGTCCGAAATCGTGCCATAGCTTTGAATAGCGTATTCAACCGCGTGCGTGGAGATACGTTGCCCGGTGTAGCCGTTAGCGCGAAATACAATGCCTTGGCCGCGGGCATCCGCGCCCAACCAGAACAACGAATTGTCCATCTTTGCGACTGAATACGTAGCCGCGCAGCCGACTTCATTGACCGCGCCTTGAATACGCGCCAGCGGAAATGGCGTAGTGGCTGCGTCGTACCAAACTTCAACGGATTGAGTACCAAACAGCCACACCTCGCGGTGATCGACAAATAGCGATACCAAGTTGTCCGGCATACCTTCGGCGCTGGCAAAGCTTAGCGGGTCAATTTGAGTGCCGTCCAGCAGCTCAGACGTCCAAAAACGCTGAGAGTTTGGCTCTTGGAAAATGAAATACCCGTCCAAATACCCGACAGTCACGGCTCCGGGAAAATCTACATCGGTAATTTTTGCGTATTGCTGGGTGCTGGCGTCAAAAATGTACCCGTCTGGGTTAGCCGCAATAAACAGTTGTGTGCCGTTGTCCACCATAGACACGGGGCCAGTGCCTGACACAGAACCGATTGGCGTTGAATTCCAATTAGGGTCTAGTTGATACAGCCGGGCGCCGGAGACGACATACCCATAATTGCCGTACTGCCACAAGCCGCGAATAGGACCGGTGCCGACCGTAACCAGCCGGCGCAACCCTGGCGCACGGCTTAAGAAACCGTTGGTCTGGCCATCTGGCGTGGCTTCCGGGTACAGATTAACAAGCCGATTGTCCGCTGCGTTGATGCTACGAGCGACATACGCTTGGCCAAGAATGGGCGTCTGCATAGCTTAGTAGTTGCCGGCGTAGATGTTAAAGCGCTGGCGGGTAGCCACGATTGAGTACGGCATGGACATAACGTCGTCCGGGTTGTTGATACGCTTGAGATCGCGTTTGGACGCCATAGCAATGCGTTGCACTGTCGGCGACGGTTCAACGCCAAATTCCGGCGCAATTTCACACGCTAAGTTGTATTTAAATGCGCGCAGATAGCCTGGCGGAAAAAACAAATCCGTGTCTAGCGTAGCAGGCTGAGCCAGCGGCTGGACAGAAATAAAATGCCACTCCAGCAGACGCGTCGGCTTGGGGTAGATCGTCATGGTGATGTTTGGATGCTCCATGTTGATCCACATCACCTGCGGGTATGTGCTGGTCACGGTCTTGACCGCGATGCCGTCGTACTGCTGCTGGTTGATGAACTTGATACCAAACGAGACGTTGGTTTGCGGGTCGCGGAAATATGTAGCGTCGTCCAGCAAAATCGGACGCTCGCCTACAAAGTCACCTGACGGGCCAAGCGTGCGGGTAATAAAGCCGGCGTCCCAGTTAAACACTTGGTCAATGGTGTTGTACACCATCAATCGTTCAGTAGACCACGAATCAATCATCTGATTCATGGCGGCAAGCGAATCCTGCGCCGTTTGAGCGGTAGGTTCTTCGCCTTCGGCCAGCTGGCCAATCAGCCGAAGTGCTGCTTTGATCTGGTCGAGGGCGGTTGCCATTGCTGCTCCTTACTCTTCTGCGGGCTGTGCCGGCGGACGGCCGCGACGGCGTTTTACTTCCAGCTCGTTGGCCGGAGCCGCATCTTCGGTAACTTCAGGAGCCGAGGGCGTATTGACATCATACCGCACCCAGCCGTTTTGTTCATCAAATTCGGCTTCCATAGCCATCGTAGCGACTTTGGTGCCGTGAACAGGATGTCGAAGATAAATAGGCATGTAGTGAGCGGGGCCGAAGCCCCGGTTAATTACGCAACGCTAAAATTCAGGCGGTATACCGGAAACGTCACAGTGTTAGCAAGCGTACCCGTAGCAGCAGCACGAACTCGTAGACGATCACCAGCAGCCACGACCAAGTTAGCCGCGGTACCGTTAATTGTCAGCGAGCGAACCGCGTTAGCAGACAACGCGGTGCCGCCAGTAGCTTTAGTGGTATTGGCGTCGGATGCTGCCAGCATAGTTGCGGTGCCGGAGCCCGTTTGGCCAAGGTTAGTTATGGTAAACGTAATGTAGTTAGTGTCACTAGCAGCCAGCGCGTCCACCCCCGAAAAAACAGCAGAGGTCAACGTGCCTGCAGCAGGCGCAATAAGATACACATCACTATTGCCGGTAGTAGCAATAGTTGCGCCTTGCTGAGCTACGGTAAGACCGCTAGGCAAATTTGACAGCGTTTTAGACGTGCTATCAATAGTTGCGCCCGTAAGGGTAGTGCCAGCAGTTAGTTCAGGATCGCTAAAAGCAACCCCTACAGCTTTAGTATTAGGCATGATTCATCCTTTAAAAACGGGGGCCGAAGCCCCCGAAGTTTTTAGCCGATACGGTACAGAGTCCAAGCGCCTGCGCCGGTTTTACGAGCGCGGAACAGTTGAGCAGTACCTGCCGTAGCTGCGACAGTCGCCAAACCGACAAGAGTCCAGCCGGTACCCGCCACCAGCGTGATTACGCCAGAACCAGAACCGTCGACGTTCATGACTGAAAAATCAAACGACACGCCCGGCTTATCCGAGTTAGGCAGTGCATTTTCCAGATCAGTTACGGTCGGCAGCGTGTAGCTAGCCGCCGAAGACCCGGGGCTGCCAAGCAGGATGCCGTTGAGGACTTGTGCTGCGGTCAGAGTTGCAGTTGCAGTTGCAGTTGCGGGAACCGGAACTGCTCTAGTGATTGCTTCGTTAAGGTTGCCAGCACCAACTTGGTAGCCGCCCGAGCCGTTAGGAAGTGACATGATAATTTTCCTTTAAAAAGAGTCGTTAATGGGGGGCTAAGCCCCCACCAAAATTAGCCCCAGATACGGCAGGCCATTTGCGGACGAATGGTGCTGTAGCCGTACAGAACGTCAATACGGCAAGGCATACGGTCATTGTTGATGTCGTATTGGCGAACAATACGCATCGAGATGCCGTTGTGCACTTGACGCGACGCCATGTCGACACCTTGCGGCATCAGCAGGTCGGCGGTAGCCAGCGTAATTGCATCCTTGTGGTAGACGAGGTTCTGAGCGTACTGAGTTGCAGCCGAGCCCAGCATGGTGACCACGGCGTTTGCTTGCGGCATAACGTCGATGGTTGCCAGTGCTTGATCAGCCGTATACAGCGCCGGGAAGATCGACAGCGTAGCGGTCGACGAACCTGCAGCCACTGCGGTTACAACAAACTGCTGCAGCGAGCCGGTCGACTCGCGGGTCTGCGGGTTGACTGCGTTGACGCCAGCGATGGTGAACACGTCGCCTACGTTCCAGGTTTTGCTGGAGCCGGTGAAGCTGATCGGCAGGGTCGACTGGCCTTGGGTCGTCACGGTCGAAGTGACAGTGATCGAGGTGCCCCAGCTGCCAGTGGTGTGCTGCTTGATCGACTGCGACATGTTGATCTCGTCAAAGCCCAGCACGCCGGTGCCCATCATGCCGTTCTTGAACTGACGGCTGACGGTGTCGGTCGGGTTGAACAGACCTTTCATGCCTTCGACCAGACCAGCGTTAGCAGCCGGGTTAACGGTTGCATAGCGCGGCGACATCACAGCGGCGTTCTCGTTGAGCTTCTGCTGAGCTTGCAGCAGAACCAGCGAGGTCGACGGGGTGGTGCCCGGAGTACCGACCGAGTTGCCGATGCTCTTGTACGCGTTTGCAACGTCAGCGTCGATCGATGCTGCCAGTTGCGAAATACGCGGCTTCAGAACACGCTCAGCGAAGTCGTCCAGCTGCATGGTCAGTTCGGCCGAGGTAAAGTTCACGCCGATGTGCTTTTGCGAAGCGACGGTCAGGGTCGTGTACTGTTCGTTGTCGTCTTGGGTTTGCAGGGCGGCACCGTCGGTCACCAGAGCGCGGTCCGGCAGGCGGATACGCAGAGTAGAACCGATTTTTGCGCCTTCAACGGCGAACGAATCGTCGTATTGGCGGTTCACGTTACGGGAGATCACCAGGTTGTTCTCCAAAATTTCCAGAGCCTTACGGGTGATCATGTCAATGGTAAGAATCGAGTTTGCCATGATAGTCCTTCAAAAATTAGCGGTTACGTTGAGCTTCCCACTTCTTGATCTGGCGCAGGCGCTCCGCTTCAATCCACTCCGACGTGCTCATGCTTTTTACCGAGCGAGGGTCCGTAGTGTCATAAGACGGTGCGCCGGTGCCGCGGCCTGAAATAGGCGCAATCGGTGGCGGGGCGCTTGTCGTTTTCTTTAAAACCGGTTCAGCCGAGATTTTGGCCTCGATTTTGCCGATTTCTTTGGCTTGTAGATACGGCGTCAAACGAGAAATGCGATCAGCTTCTTTCGGGTTGGTGCCCAGATAATACGCAAGGTCTGGCCCAATTTCCGACGCTTGGATAGTCTCAGCCATCACGGACGTGATTGGCAGCTTGGGGTTGTACGCGACTTGTTCGAAGTCCTCGTATTTGCTCCGCGCTTCCTCTTCACGATCCTGATATGCCTCAAGCATATCCATTTTCTGCCGCTCGGCTTCCCGTCGAGCTAACAGTTCTTCGGCCTTACGAGCTGCTAACGCTTCAGCGTACTCGTCGACAGACTCAAACTGTTCGATGGACGGGGCTGCAGTTGGCTGCGGCGCCTCCTGTGCCTTGCGAGACTGCTCTCTTTCCCACTTACGCTGTTCTCTTGCAAGCCGTTTGCCTACGATGGCATCCAATTCTTCTTGTGTGAAGGTCTTGGTCTGCTGTTCGGTTGGCTGGTCTTCCGGCGCTTGTGTTTCTTCGGCTACAGGTTCTGCCGTCGGTACCTGTTCCGGCGCGGGAGTTTCCGCTACTTGATTTTGAAGCTCTTCTGACATTTTTGATTCCTGAAGAATCCCTGACGTACCGCGTCAGTGCGGGCAAAACAAATTTATTCGTAAATTACAGTGGCGTTTACGGTGCCGCCAATAACCACATAGATGCCATTTTTAGCATACGCGCCGTCCAGAGGCAACAGATACGACGTTGCAGCTGCAGGAGTAAACGTACCCAGAATAGTCGTGGTGGTGGTCGCGGCAGCCGAGTCATACACCGTAATTGTCGGAGTGCTTGATGCTGCGCTGACAAAAATGCCTTTCAGCTTGCCTGCCGCAGGCTTAATGTTGGCCGTGGCCGTGATGTAAGTGTAATTTGCCATGATTGTTCCTTACGCCAAAAAGCGCAGCTTGTAAAGGGTAGACATATACAGCCCCTCAATTTCATCAATAATATTGTGCAGTGCAGTACACTCTTTATCGACGACTTTGTAGCGGTCTGCATGAATTTCCGCCAGTTGGTCTTCCAAAAACTCCAAAATATTGCCGGTTTTTTTGGCTGATTGTAAGGATATTGGCCCAATTAAGCCATATTTGCCTTGGTATGCTTCGGCAAATTTGTCCGCCAACTCTACAATTTCATCGTAAAAAGCGTTTAGGGCGACGTGTTTGGCGTAACTGCGGGTGTTTAAATGCACCGAGTGCGCTACGTCGCGCGCCAAAAACAGCATGCCTACAAAATCAGCGGCTTTCATTGTCCCATTCCTTGAGGTTCGTTAGGCTCCATGCCTTCTGGCGTACCCATCGGCTCGTTTGGCTCCATACCTTCTGGCATGCCGCCCGGCATTACCATGCCTTGCTGTTCCATTACCAAGTCGCCAGCCGACATGACGTCGCGCAGCGTCTGCATGACAACTTCTTGCACTTGTTCCGGGTTCATGGCGCCTGATACAGCGCTTAAACGCTGAGTTTCGGCCTGATACGCCTTGATTTCGGCTTCAAAATTCTTGCGCTCCATGTCTTGCGCTTCGACCGATTTTCCGACGTTTTGCAGCATTTGGTGCATCTGATCCAGCTCTTGCGCCATCGCCTGCAGTTGTTGCTTGGCCATCTGCAGTTCCGGGCTGTCGTCCGAACCGTCGCCTAACACTTTCGGGTCAATCACACGCGCAAAGCGCTGTGCCATTTCTTGCGCGCCTGGCCAATCCATGTTCTTAATGAACAGGTCGCCGGCCACTTGCCAGAGCTGCGGGTTGGACTGCAGGATCATGCCCATTGCGTCCAGTGCTTCCTGACGCTTAGTCATGTAAGACGGGCCGGTAGTGACCACAACGTCATACTTACCGACGCCGGGGTTGTAAATCTTGTCAATTTCAATGCCTTGCTGGTTGACGATCTTTTTGACCGGCTCTTGTTGCGTCGGGTCAATCTTGACCATGTCGGTGTCGCCATCAACGCCGATGATGCGTGCGACGCGCTGAGTGTCGTAAATCTTGGGGATCAAATCAACAATCTGGCGCGTGACATGGCGAATAGCGCGTGCCAGGTTATCCACGTAATGGTAAGTGCCAGTATCAGATTGACGCTCACGCGCCATAATCGCTTTGCCCGATCGCTCATTGGATGTGGCTCCAAGGCTAGTGTCATACTGACCGGTGGTCGATTTAATGTCGTCCGAAGCCCCCATCTTGGCCTGAATCAGGCCCGTCTGCGGCAGCGGCGGCGCCGCGCGCTGAGGCAGCGGCAGGACGGCGCCGTTGCCGTCGGTTACGTCGGGGTTAACCTCCAGATACGGCCAATTCTGCGTGTTGGCCGTCTTCCACTGCATCTCGTAGCCTTCAAACTGGCCACCGTATCCAATGAACGGCGCTTTGGGCGCCAGCGCAAGCATCTCTGCTTCTTGGCTGACCCAGTAGTTGTACATGCGCTGAGCATCTTTGGCGTTGCGCACCAAGCCTGACACGTACAGACGGCCATCCACCTCAAATTCGTTACCAATGACGCGCACGACCGGGATCCACTTGCCAACCCAATCCTGTTTCTCAAGGAACTCATAGCCGTTGGTCTTGCACCAACGCACGCGGCGCGCATCCACTTCGCGTGTGCGAATAGGCTTCACGCCCATCGCCGCCATTTGCTTAGCCTCAGGCGAGCCTTCGAACGCAGTCACGTTACCGGGGTACAGGTTCAGCGTGGCTTTGTCGTACTCAACGTAGTAGTACTCGGCGATGCGGACGGTATCCTCGTTAATCCAGACGTTTAGCGACTGGTCGCCAATACCTGCGGTTTCAAGACTTGAGATCGGCGACGCATCCGGGAACATGCGTTGGTACTCGTCGCGCGTTACGTCTTCCGTAATAAAGCACCACTTGGCGTCCGCGCCGCACGGGTCTTGGATCGTCGGGTCCATGTAAACCGAAAACGAGTTGCGCACACGCATGATCTTGATGTCTTGATCAAACGACGTGTCGTCGCAGTATTCGGTAATGACGCGAATGTAACCTTCGCCGTAGCTGACTTGGTTCTCGCAGGCAGTGTCATAAGCAACGTCGGCGTCCGAGATGTACTCGATATGCCGCACCATGCCGTTGTAAATCTCAGCGACTTCCGGATCGGCGTTGTCATCCGCCGGGATGACCTTACCCGACGGGCGGTTCTGCCGCTGGTCGTTGGTCACTTGGCGCACATGCTGCGGCAGCTTATTGATGGTCAGCGTCGGGCGTGCATTGATGGTTTGACCTTGCACTGCACCACGCGTTGCCAGAACGTCCGCTGGCCATTGCCAGTGGTTGTCTGGCGAACCAGCATAAAACTTCAGATCGTCGAGCTCGTCCTCGCGGGACTCAGACAGCGCCGAGATGGCCATCTGCAAGCGGGTACGCATTGTGGCCAGCGTGTCGCTGTCACTTTGATCGCCTTTTTTGGTGGGCGGATTGCCCCCGACTGCGGCCACTTTGGCCGCTGTATTTATGCCGGTAGGATCATAAGCCATTATTTCTTGCCTTTTGCTGGGGCTTTACTGCCCGCCGCCTTTCGTTGCACAGAATATGCGATGGCCACGGCTTGCTTGACGGGTTTGCCCGATTTTACCTCAGCCTTTACGTTAGAACGAAAGGCTTTTTGGCTGCTGGACTTAACGAGCGGCATGATTATTTCCCTTTTTTGGCAGTTTTGGCGGATTGCTTGAACGCTTTGGTCGTCGGTGCGCCCGGCGTGCCGGGTTTTCGCATTTTTTCGCCCGATCCAGTCTTGATCCGCTCGCGTTTAGCGTGAATGTTTGCGTAGAGCCCCGGTTTAGTCGCCATGATCAGCACTTCCATCGTCTAAGTGAAGCTTTAGCACGTTCGGCGTCGCCTTTGGCGTGCTTGACCACGCCTTCCATCCTGGCGCAGAACGACTTCTTGCGTCCTTCATCGGCTTTGGTCTTGGGGCTTGGCGCCGGCGCCTTCAGATTGCTGCCGGTAGCCGCGTTGTACTTGGCGCGCCCTTTGGCAGTTAGCCCCGCGCCCTTGGATGCCGGCAGCTTCTCGCCCCGTTTGACGCTCAACGACACGCTTTTTTTAGCCACGTCAGTTCCCCATCCAAGAGGTAGCCGGCGTTGTCTGGGGGTACGAGCGGCCAGGCCGGCGCGCCGCCCGTTCGTAGCTTGACTCTCTATGCGCGAGCGGAAACGCGAAGGTCACCGCTAGTGCGTCAGCTGCATCGGGGGAGGCAAGCCCGCGCGACTTCATCTCTTTCTTGCCTTCCAGATAGATCGTCCCCGATGAGTCAGGCTTTTTCATCGGGCCGGTCAGGTCTGCCTTCAGCTGCCGATCGTTCGGGATGCTGGCTGACCTTAGCCAGTCACGCATGGCACCCCACATTTCCGCTCGCTTGTTGCCCCACATGACGGGTTTACTTGACTTCCAGCCAAAGTTCACCCCACGCACCTTGTAGCGCTGTTCTTTGAGTCTGTCAAGCACCCCATAGCC